AATGCATTTAGAAATTATACCTGGGAAGAAGTTCCAGGAAGTTTACATTTAGTTTATCCTGAAGAACTACAGGATATGAGATCAATACCTTATCAATATTTCAGGATAAATAACTAAACTAGAACAAGATCCTTGATATCTGATGGCTATTATTACCCAAACAAGAATTTGGAATAATGTTCCCACAAAGGTAATAGTAGATACCTCCACTGGGGAGACAAAAGTATATCCTACAGATGCTGCATTTCAAAAAGCAAATCCAATATCTGCTGCTCTTGGTGGAAGTCCACCTCTTTTAGCTTCTTCATCAAGTAATGAATGGGCAATCAATGCCTCAGAATTTAGCTCATATTATAATAATTATAATCCAAATAAACCATTAACTGTAGATGCTTTTAACAGAGCATTTCAAACTGCTGGAAGAAAGGTATTTGATAATGATAGAGCTGCAGTATTCAATAATCCCAAAAATTATGATGGCGTTAATCAATATAATCAATATGTCCAATCTTGGCAGGCACTTGGGATACCAAGAATTAAAAGTAGTATTACAGGAGTGCAAACCAATTCTGATGGAGTTCTTCAAACTAATGAAACTGTATCGGATATAGTTCCCCCTGCTGATCAACAAGGAGGATATTCAGAACCACCCTCAGACTTGGATGGATCAGGAAGTTTTGATTTTCCATCACTAGGAGGTAATGTAAAACTGGAAGGCATTTCCCCAGCAGCAACACCAACTGCTGCATCTGCGGTTGGAGCGCCTGCTGGACCACCTTCTGTTCTTAGATATCCACTTGCCAATCTAGAAACTGCAAGAGAAGTTGGAATTAGTTATAATTATATTAAAATTAGAATAGTTGATTATATTGGATCACTTTCTAAAGATCAGTTTGGATCTCGTGGATTGAATGCAGATACCTTCTATCTTACACCTGAAGGTACAAATGCTACAGTTAGTGATATTTACTTGAACAACCAAAGAACACTTGGATATGTAATTCTGCCAATGCAACCAAATATTTCATCAGCTAATAGTACAGATTGGGGATCTGATAGTGCTAATATTTTACAACTTGTTGCTGGAGGATTGCTGAATTCTTATTTCAGTAGTGTTGGCAATGAAGGAACTGGTAGTGCTATAGAAGATGCCATCACTAAAGCAGCTCAAAGTGCAGGTCGGTTAGCAGATGCAGCTGTTGCTGATAAGTCATCTATCGCAGCACTTCTTGCAGGATATGTTGCAAACACAAGTCTTATTCAAAGAGCAACTGGAACAGTGATCAATCCCAATATGGAAATGTTGTTCAATGGACCAAGATTGAGATCTTTTAATTTTACTTTTGATATGGTGCCAAGATTTAGAGAAGAGGCAGAAACAGTTAGAAAAATCATTAAAACATTTAAGAAGTACATGGCACCTGAAAAAACTGCTGGAAATGCTTTCCTTAAGGCACCAAAGATTTTCTTATTGGATTACATATATAATGGAGATATAGACCAATCTGAAACTGATTCAGAATGGTCTAAGAATTCAAAACAGCATCCATACTTGAATAAGATTAAACCCTGTGCCCTTACTGACTTTAATGTAAACTATACTCCAGCAGGTTCATATATGACATATAGAGATGGTGGTTCAATGACATCATATCAAATCAATATGACATTTAGTGAGATTGAACCAGTTTATCAGGATGATATTGATATCAATTCAAACGATATGGGTTACTAAAAATGTCCATACCTTATTTCAGATACCTTCCAAACTTTGAGTATGTCAACAGACTCAAAGAAAACAAAAATATTTCAAAATACATTCAAGTAAAAAACCTTTTCAAAAGAGGAAAATTACGTGAAGATATCATAGAAAACATATCTTACTTCACCAAGTATAAAGTAGTTGGTGATCAAAGACCAGATAATATTGCATTTGAAATTTATGGAAGTCAATACTTAGATTGGGCAGTATTGCTTTGCAATAATATTATTAATTTTGAAAATGAATGGCCATTGTCACAGGAGTCATTCAAAAATTATCTCTATTCCAAATATCTAAATGACACTAACTTGAACAAAGTTCATCATTATGAAACATTGGGAATTAAAGATAGTTTAGGTAAAATTATTGTTCCTTCAGGACTAAAGGTTCCATCTTCATATTCTATAACTTATATTGATTCAGGGAATGGCAGACAATATACAAAATCTGAAATCAAGACAGTTACTAACTATGACTATGAAATTGACATTGACAACAATAAAAGAAATATCTACTTACTAAAACCAGATTATATCAGTATTATTACTAATGACATTGAAGGAGAACTCCTCTATAAGAGAGGAAGTTCTCAATACATTTCTCCATCCCTTGTAAGGGGAGAAAACATTAAACTGTATTCATAAAAAGTAATAGGGGCAATTTTTTCTGGGAGAAATTTTTGCCCCTAAAATGGATTTAAAGGTCAATTTTGGATTACATGTCAGCAAGTTTGCTGAAGTAACTCAGTGCATCGTCCTCATCGTCGTCATCAGTAGATGCTACAGATGATTGAGATGCTTTGTAACTTTGCTCCAACTTTTCCATCACCTGATCTTCAGTCACACTCTTAGATTCAGCTGCAGCGTAATTGTCATACTCAGTTTCTTCCTCTACAGTAGATTTGCGAGTAGACTTATTACCCAGAACATAATCAAGACGCTTCTTGAGATCATCATAAGACTTGAATTGATCTGCAGCAGTGAAAGCAGTCAAAGAATGTTGCTTTTTCCAAAGTGCTTCTAGTGCATCATCATCTTCCAGAAGAGCACTGGGACGATCAAATTCAGACTTATCATAGTTCCAATAACCATCCTTCTTAACCAACTTCAGTTTGAAGTTGGCACCTTGCCAGAAATCAAAAGGATTGATGGGAGTCTCATCTTCAAACTCAGGTTGCATTGCTTCCATGATCTTATCAAAGATCTTCTTACCAAACTTATACAGGAAGACACGACCCTCATTCTGAGGATTGGCAGGATCCTTTACAACATAGATGTTTGCATAGAAAGACAGTTTGCGCTTCTGCTTACGAACAGTTTCCTTATCCTTATCACTTCCACTATTCCAGAGTTCACGATTGAGTTCACTGACAGGATCTTTCTGATTGATAGTGGTCAGAGAGTTCTCAATATACCAACCACCAGGACCCTGGAATGCATGTGAGAACAGTTTCACCCAAGGCAGATCTTCCCCATCTGATGCAGGGAGAAAACGAATAACTGCATAACCATTTCCACTCTTATCCATTTCTGGTTTCCAGAAACGATCATCAGAGGAACTTCCTGCAGTGTTATTCATCTTTTCAACTTCCTTCACCAGTTTGTTGGTGAGGGAACCCAGAGAAGACTGCTTTTTAAGATTGGCGAATGACATTTGTATACCTCGTATTAGTTGTATTTGGCTTGTGTGTTTTGTTGTGTCTCACACCTACACATAATAACCTGATCCTCAGGAGTTGTCAATGGATTTTTTCATGCTTTCTAAAACCTTAGTCATATTAGAAAAGACATAGGTCAAGTCCACATCTGATGGAAAACCCAAAGACTTTGCAGATTCCATGATCTGTTCTTTCATTTTCTTAGCATCTGGATCATCAGATAAACTAAGTCTGGTGTAAAGAATCTTCTGCTTCTCAAGAAGATCAGAAAGCATCTCTACATGTGCAAGTTTATCATTCTTATCCATGCTGGGAAACTCCCAGACCTTTTTATAGACTTTTTCTTGAAGTCTGGAAATCTCATCCATCTCTTCACGAACAAGATCTGAATTGAAGAAACTCATTTGATTATAATGCCCTTGAGGATTTTTTTATAATGAAATACATCTATATGTAGGAAAGGTGAGTACTTCTTCAATTTCAGACTTACACTCTGCCAGACAGGATCCAGAAGTTTCTTGTCAAAGTTCTTACTATATCCAAATATCCTATCATATATGACCATGGTTTCTAGACAGACATTTCCACCAAGAAAACTCTTCAGAAGTGGTGGATGCCCTTTAGAGCAATCAAAGACACTATCTACCTTCTGTCCTTCAAACAATGTCTCAGTCTCTTGCCTAAAGACATAGGACAGTGATTGGTTTCTCTTTTTCCAATCAGTATATCTATTCTCACCACTTCTCATGATGTCCCCAATCCAAAGAGACTGAGGATCATCACAATCAACAAAGTTTGAGACAAAGAAGTCAATGACCTCTTCATCATTCTTTTGTCTGCTCAACTTTTCAAAGAAAAATCTATCTTTCCTTTTGTAAAAGGATTGGACAGTTGCTCTAGACTTACCACAGTATTTGTGATAATCATATTTTTCTTTTGTAAAGTGATTTTTTAATCCAAGATAAGACTTGTAAGTATCAAATGGGCTCACTTTAGGAAT